CATGACAGGGGAGTACCTCTGGCCTCGTACCGTAAGCGCCTACGACAATAAGCTGTATGGATTCAATGCAGAGGTTCTGGCAACTGTTCAGGCCCAGTACTTCTCTCTGAATGAGCATGCACAGTTCCATGCACAGTATTACAATGATCCGAATGATCCATCCAGTGAGACAGTAAGCAGAGACTCTTTCCAGTACTACAAGAGAGAGAACGTAGTCTTCGATGATGGGAACTACCTGATCAACGGACGTAAGCTGTCTATCGTAGCTGCAATGGATGTAGCTTGGACAGTGAACAAGTCCTCAGATTATACAGCTATTGCTGTGATAGGTACTGACTTCGAGAACAATATTTATGTGCTTGATCTGGAGCGATTCAAGACTCAAGACTATGATGTTTATTATAAGAATCTCATAGGGCTGTATAACGAGTGGGGCTTCAGGAAGCTATTCATAGAAACTAATGCTGGAGGTCACTTGGTAGCTAATGAGATGAAGCGGCTACTAAGGAATAACGGAGCATCCCTAGTGGTCGAAGGTAAGGCCGCTACAGGAAACGAAGGTAAGAAGGAAGAGAAACATGCCGCGGTATTGATACCTAGGGTTAAGAACGGCTCCTTGTTTATGTTTAAGGGTGGCCTGACTCCAGTAGCCATAGAAGAGATTGTACTAGCTCGTCCTGCTCACGATGATTTGAAGGATGTGCTTACGTTAGCGATCTCTAATGCGATGGCTCCTGCACGACCCAGGTATGTACAAGATACCAAACGGAAAGTTAAATTCAATAGTAGATTTGGCGGGAGAAGCCGATGAGTGGTGGAGACAGCTTAGACCTAAGCTTTGTGGCAGAGAACTTTGATCCTTTTGCCAGAGAGATTGCGAATACTTGGATGTCATGGAATGGAGCACGAGAGGACGCTAAGGAGCGCTGGAAGGAGACACAGCAGTATGTATATGCCACCTCTACCCGCGAGACTAACAACTCTCACGTAGGAGGCTTCGAGGATGATGGAGAGGGTTGGGGACACAGCACACACGTTCCTAAGATTACCCAGATCTTCGATAACCTTACTGCTAACTACATGGCAGCGCTTATGCCTCACGATGAATGGTTCAAGTTCGTTGGAGAGGATGAGGAAGCTTCAGCAAAGCAGACCCGGATCACTGTGGAGTCTTATCTCAAGACTAAGCACAGGTTGAATGGCTTCCGTACTCAGGTACAGAAACTGGTCAATGATTGGGTACTGTACGGTAACTGCTTCGCTATGATCTCCTTCGAAAATGAGACTAGCGCAGATGTTAATGATCCAGATCTCAAGACTACAGGTTATGTTGGCCCCAGGATCAATCGCATTAGTCCCCACGACATTGTGATGAATCCAATAGCTACAGACTTTGAGCATTCCCCTAAGATCATCAGGACGCTTAAGACGCTTGGTGAGCTGGCTAGGGACATAGAGGATAGACCTGAACTGGGCTACTCTGCAGACATATTCAAAGAGGTTGTAGAGGTACGGAACGTCCTTAACAGGGCTAACGTAGAAGACTTTGATAAGTCGGTACAGATGACATTCGATGGGTTTGGTACAGCTTCTCAGTATTACAACTCAGGCTTCGTTGAAGTTCTGGAGTTCTACGGAGATATGTATGACATCCACAGTCAGAGGTTCCTAAAGAATCATGTAATCACTGTGGTAGACAGATCGTTCATTATACGCTCTGAGCCACTCAAGACAACCTCTGGTAGACCTAACATCTTCCACTGTGGTTGGAGATTACGCCAAGACAACTTATGGGCTATGAGTCCTCTATCAAACTTGGTTGGCATTCAGTATATGATCAACCACTTAGAGAATGCTAGAGCTGATGCCTTTGATCAAATGTTAGCACCAACTCGTGTCCTTGTAGGTGATGTAGAGCAGGATGGAGTTGAGGCAGGTGTACCTGGAGGTGAATACCGCATCCCTAGTGGGGAAGGCAGTGTATCTAACCTCTTACCTGATACGACTGTGCTGACTGCTGATATACAGATTGACCGTAAGACACAGCAGATGGAAGAGTTCGCTGGATCACCTAAGCAGTCTATGGGCTTTAAAGCTCCGGGTGAACAGACAGCTGCAGAGGCTAACATCTTAGACAGAGGTTCCTCTCGTATCTTCCAGAATAAGATCTCCTACTTTGAAGAGGAGCTGTTAGAGAAATTGATTAACGCAGAAGTAGAAGTAGCTTCACGTAACCCAAGTGAGGATATGATCAAGGTAGTAGGGGATGACGGTGTAACCGAGTTCCTAGCGATCTCCAAAGATGATCTCCTAGCTAACGGTAAGCTCGTACCTATTGGTGCAAGACACTTCGCAAGACAGAATCAACTCGCTGGTAACCTCCAGATGCTACAGCAAGCATTCGCAGGTGACCCTTTGATGATGCAGCACTTTCCTTCATTACGAATGGCAGAGCTGTGGTCAGAGCTACTAGAGTTCTCACGTAAAGATCTGATGCAAGCTTACTCTAGAGTAGGTGAACAAGCAGAACTGCAGAGACTCACTAACGCAGCTCAAACGCAGGTTGAATCTGAGGACTTAGTAGATATAGGCGGTGAAGGAGAGGGTGATGTCCCAGAAGAACAGGAAGTATAACATCCCTCCCTCGTTCCAAGCAATCCTGGAGAAGGATGAGCTGAGTACCTACGAAGACTATTTCAACACAGAAGCTACGAAAGAGATTAGACGGAAGCTGGTAGAACTCTTCGAAAAGAAGATTGCTGGTAGCTACCTGAAGTCTGACAAAGAAGTAAAATACGAACTACCTTCGTGGGCTGAGTACCAGGCAGACGCCATTGGTTACAGACGCTCACTGAAGGAACTCATTAACTTTTTAAAATAGGCACGATCATATGTCAACGGAATCATTTCAAACAGGTGGTGACCAGACCACCAATAAGTCTTTCAGTGAAAAGAACACAGACGACAATCTGGGTGGAAACACTGATGGAAAAAATCTAGGAATCTCACAAGAGGATCTTTCTGCACTTCAGAAACGAGATGAGCACGCTCAATCGCACATCACTACTTTGGAGACTGAGGCTTCTGACTTAAAAACTCGGATGGCTGATATGCAGGAACGGCTTGACAAAGCTTCCCAAGTGCAAGAACTTCTAGATGCTAAGCAACCTACTGAAGTAGATGTAGGTGAATTAACTACCAAGGCTGTCGAACAGATCGAAGCTAACCTCCGAGCCAAAGAAGCTCAGAGCAAGGCAGACAGTAACTTCGATGCCGTCTCAACTGCTCTTACCGAGAAGTTCGGTGATAAGACAGATGAGGCCGTCAAGAAAGCATGTGCAGAGAATGACATGTCGTTTGATGAAATGGTAGATCTATCTAAGAAAAACCCTAAGCTGGCCCTTAAGCTTTGTGATGTGAAGGTTGTAGTTGAGCAACAGAGCACTCGTGCTACTCTCAACTCTTCCGCGATACTTGATCAGTATCAAACAGATCAGACTCAACAAAAGCCAGTAAACGTAATGGAACTTCGGACTGAGCGAGCGAGGGTAGACGATTTCCAACGCAGACTAGCCGAAAAACTGAAAACTTTATAAAAGGATAAATAATCATGCCAGGTAATAATACCTCAAATACTGATCCCGCAATCCGCGCATTAGTACACTCAGAAACTATGTTGGAAGTCTTGCAAGACGGTTTCCTTCCTGATATGCTAATGCGAGACGTCATGGACTTTGGTGACGGTACTCAACTACAGATTCCTACTATCGGTGAGATGACTCTCTTCGATCTGGAAGAGAATCAACCTACGCCTACTTCCGCTATCGATACTGGTAAGATCTTTCTAGATATTACTACTCATCGTGGTGTTGCAGGTTACGTTACTGATGAGTTGAAGGAAGATGGCTATAAGGCCGCAGCTGTTGAAGCCGCAATCGTGCCTCAGTCTCTTCGTGCTATCAAGGAGTCTTTCGAGACTGACTTGCTTGCTACAGCTGTCAGCACTACCAACAACATGGTGACCCTAGCTGATCCCAACCAGATTAATGGTTTTGATCACCGTTGGATTGCTAATGGCACCAACAACACCATCACTTTGGAAGATTTCTTGTACGCTAAGTTAGCTTTCGATAAGGCCAATG